TGCCGCGTGAAGAGAGTGACAAAGGTTCCGCACTGTCACTATCAAAGATTGTCCCATGCATACTAGATAACTGCGACTTTCAGCAAATATATAGTGATGCATGGTGGTACAAACTAAAGCAAGGATTCTGTGTATATGCTACATACTGGGATAACACAAGAGATAACGGCGCTGGTGATATCGCTGTAAAACAAATAGATGTTCTGAATCTATTATGGGAGCCAGGAATTAAATATATCCAGGATTCGCCAAACATATTTCTTATAGACGCTGTGGATAACGATATCCTTGTAGGAATGTACCCAGACCTAGAAGGCGTGCTATCAAATTCTGCAGGTGCTGAAATCGTGAAGTACGATACAGAGCGTGACGATTCAGCATCGAACAGAACAGTCGTTTATGACTGGTACTATAAGCAGACTGTTAACGGTAGAACGATAGTTCATTACTGTAAGTTCATTGACGGTCACGTACTTTTCGCATCTGAAAACTGCGAAGAGTATCTAGAGAGCGGATATTACATTTCAGGCGAATATCCGTTCGTTGTGGATAACCTATTCCCGGTTGAATCTGAAATGCTAGGCTTTGGATATATCGATGTCATGAAATCTCCACAGATGGTTATAAACAAGATGGACCAGGTTGTTGCAAAGAATGCTGTACTTGTTGGCAAACCAAGATGGGGAGTCAATAAGAATTCAGGAATAGATCCAGAACAGTTAGCTGACTACTCACAAGATTTCTTTGAGATAAACGGCAAACTAAACGAGGATAATATTAAGCAATTCCAAACAACGCCGCTACCGCCAATGGTCATGAATTACCTCGAGATGAAAAAAGAAGAGCTAAAAGAAACCTCGGGCAATCGTGACTTCTCGCAGGGAAGTACGGCCGCAGGTGTAACGGCAGCAAGTGCTATTGCAGCACTGCAAGAGGCAGGCTCTAAATTATCTCGTGACATGATAGGCGGTTCGTATCGAGCGTACGTGAGACTAGTTAAGCAGATTATAGAATTAATCAGGCAGTTCTATGATGAGCCTCGTTGTTTCAGAATTGACGGAGAAGGCGGATCATACGAATTTATCAGCTTTGAAAATTCATTGCTTAAAGAAACAACGATTGACGACGTTACAGGACAGCCAGAGATTGTAAAGAAACCTATATTCGATGTTAAAATCTCCGCTGCCAAAAAGAACGCGTTTAATAGAGCGTCGCAAAATGAGACGGTCAAAGAGCTGTACGGCATGGGTGTGTTCAATCCAAATAACTACGTACAGGCTGGAATGCTATTAGATGCTATGGACTTCGAAGGAGTGGAAGAGCTCCGCAGGAAGGTAGGAGAAAACGGAAACCTTAACGAGAAGTTGAACCAATTAGCTAGCATTGCTATGCAGATGGCAGGAATGCTAGACCAGACAGTTGGAGCAGGTGAATTCACATCGCAGGTACAGCAGGTTTTAGGAATGGAAGTAGCACCGCAGTTAAACGCTGCCGCATATGAGGCTAGGCGCGGCATAGATAGACCAGTTAATACCAGGGCAGCAAATATCAGAGATAGAGCAAGTAACCAGGCAAGCGTAGGAGAAGGTCATGACATCAGCAAAACTGACGAGTAAGAGAGATGAACAAGGCAAAATCACGTATACGTTAGATATCAAAGAGCACGCGGACGAAAGTCACGTGTGCTTTGCGATTAGCACGCTAGTACATACAGTGTCGGATATGGTCGAAAGATTAGAAAGCTTAATTAATATCAAGCCTGGTGATGTAGTAATTAGCTTTACGTCACATCCGGACAACGTAAATGAAATGATATACGCAAGAATCATATATACATTTGCATGCAAAATGTTAACGATTCTTGAAGAGGGATATCCAAAAAATATTAAAGTGATTATGCCGTAGTCGAATAATAAATAATTTTTTTATATCATAAATCCGTAAAGATAAATGCTCGCGGGTAAGCCGCAGGAGGAACAATGACATATAGAGATTTTTACCTCTTCGATGGAGAGGGCGGCGAAGGAACAGGCGGTAATACTGGTGTCGCTACCAGTGCTGAAGAGGGCACAGCCCTTGAAGAAAAGAAAGATGATGATTTGTTTGACGATAACAGCTATGACGATAGCGAAGAAACAGACGATGAACCATCAGAGGGTGAAAACGCCGATGAACCCAAAGACCTATCTGCAGAGTTCGAAGAACTAATCAAAGGAAAGTATAAAGACTTATACGATGCGCGCGTTAAGGACACGCTTTCAAAGAGATTTAAGAACGCAGAAGCAGATAGAAGTCGACTTGGTGAATATGAAGATGCGCTGTTTGTACTGTATGACAAGTACGATATCGAGCCTGGTAATCTTAGCGGACTCAAAGAGGCAATCGCGAAAGATGGCGAACTGCTAGAAGAAAGAGCAGAAAGAGAAGGGCTATCGGTTGAACAGTACAAGTACCAGAAGAAACTCGAGGCGGAAAACAGAAGGCTTGAAGCAGAACAGAGAAAAAGAGCTGCTAAAGAGCAAGCAGACGCACTGTACGAGCAGTGGGAATCAGAATCCGCTGAACTAAGAAATGTGTATCCACACTTTAACCTTAAGAAAGAGGCTAGCGAGAATCCTGAATTCATGAGCTACCTTGAATCTGGAATGAGTGTAAGAAAAGCTTTTGAAGCAGCACATATACAGGAGCTAATCTCTGGAGCTATTCAGATGGCTACCAAGGAAACCAGGAAGAACACTATTGACACAGTAAGAGCAAGAGGCTTGAGGCCGCGCGAAAACGGCATGCAGTCTAAAGCTCCGCTAAAGGTCAAGAAGAACATTAGTAATCTCAGTAACGAAGATATGGATAGAATCAATAAGCGTGTAGCTAGAGGTGAAACCGTTACCTTCTAACTGAGGAAGGAGGAACAATGAACGTTAGAGACTATTTCCTTTTCGGAAATCCAAACACAAATATCACTACAGATAGCAATCTGACGCCGGATATGAAGGAGTACTACGATAAAAATCTTATCAGGCTCACAGGTCCGCAGCTAATTCACGACCAGTTTGCACAGAAGAGACCAATTCCAAAGAATGGCGGTAAGGTTATTAAATTCAGACAGTACAAGCCGTTCCCAAAGGCACTAACACCACTTACAGAGGGTGTAACACCGGACGGAAGAAAGCTCCAGATGACAGAGGTGTCTGCAACAATCAAGCAGTACGGCGATTACGTAACTCTATCAGATATGCTGCTTCTCACAGCGCTAGATAACAACCTGCTAGAGTCACAGCAGCTGCTATCTGATCAGGCAGGAAGAACACTTGATACAGTTACAAGAGAGGTTATGCACTCAGGTACCAACGTGCTTTATGCAGGCGGTAAGTCGGCAAGGGCGGCACTAACCAAGGATGACAAACTAACAGTAGATACAGTCAAGAGAGCTGCTAGAATTCTTAAGAATGCTAACGCTCCAAAGATTGACAAGTACTACGTTGCTATCATCAATCCTGATACCTCGTACGACCTACAGTCTGATGAGGCATGGATCGATGCATCAAAGTATGCAGGTTCAACTCAGATCTTCGAGGGAGAGGTTGGAAAGATTGCAGGAGTAAGATTTATCGAGTCTACAGAGGCTAAAATCTTCAACGAGAAGAGCACATCCGGAGCTAGAATCTACGGAACACTATTCCTAGGAGCTAACGCATACGGAACTACCGAGATTGAAGGTGGCGGACTCGAGATGATTGTTAAGCAGAAGGGTTCAGCAGGAACAGCAGACCCACTTAATCAGAGAGCAACTGCAGGATGGAAGGCTGCAAAGACCGCAGAACTCCTAGTCAGCCCTTACATCGTAAGATGTGAGCACTGCGTAACACTGGAATCTGATCCAAACTAATTCATAAAGCTAGCCTGTAATTCTGCAGGCTAGCAATATTGATATAAGGAGAAAGAATTATGGCAAAGAGAAATGAAGAGCTAGAAGCTGTTGAAACTATGACAGATGAAGATGTTACTGAGGCGGTAGAAAACACTGCAGATGAAGAGGTTACCGAAAATACTGCTCCGGTAAGCGATGATTACCTAGAAGAACTTGTTGAGATTATGCTATTCAAGGATTCAGATAAATACTCTGATGATCTAGTAGTTACACTTAACGGCAAGAACTATCAGATTAAGAGAGGCGTCAAGGTTATGGTACCGAGAAAGGTGCAGCTTGTTATTGAGGACTCAATGAAGCAGGCAGGACTTGCCGCTGACTATGAAGAAGAGGCACAGCAGCAGTACAAGGAACTTGAGAATAGGCTATAAGGCAGCTATAACGCTGTGTAAAGCGAGGGCTGAGGCTCTCGCTTAATTTATTAAGGAGACAATATGAAAAGAATCAGCGTAACGGTAGATGTAAACAAAGTGAAGTCCATTATTGTTAATGGCCTGGTACAGTTCGATGACGATGCAGCAATCGACATTAAGCTACTAAATGGCAGCAACTCATTTGATTTCTCGGAGTATACCGCTGTAACAATCGAAATTATCCGCCCGGATGGAAAAGCCTTTGTTGATTGCATAGGAGACCACTTAACAGTTGAAGATGCAGCACAAGGATTTCTAACATATAAGCCGGTTCCAGAAGTCACAAAACTTGTAGGTTTGTACTTCGTGGATATTTCCATATAC